GACGTGTACGCGATGAACGAGGCGAAGGCGACGATGACCGCGAGAACCGAGCTTTTGAGGGCGTACTCTCTCGGCCATGAGCAGGCTTCGCAGGCAGCGACAGAAGCAGGCGTCGAATTTGAATACATTTGGGACGCCGCACTTGACGGACGCACCCGCCCGGAACACCGAGCCGCAGATGGAAAGAGGGCGACAATCATAGATGGCCTCCCGGCGTTTTCCGTTGGCGGGTGTTTATTTTCTTCTCCCAGGGTGTTGCATCCGAATAACCAGGGCATGAAGACAGCGGCGCAGATCGTGAATTGCAGATGTAGGCGTGTAGACGCTCCGTTTGGGATTACTCCCACCGAGAGGGTGGCGAAGACTCCGGGCGGATCGTGGAAGCGCGTTCCGTACAATGTGAGCGCGCAGGAGTGGTATGACGCACATTACGGCGGTGAGCTGCCGCTTTAAAAAATGCTTGACAAAATCAAAAATCTATGAATCAGTGAGGAGGTAGTTTATGAATGGAAATCAGGGCGTCAGCACTGAAGTCCCCGCAGTAGAAGAAGTAAAGCCAACCGCACCGGACTCCACGAATACGGGGAGCACGTCGCAGGATATCGAGACAGTCAAGGCCGACTATGAGGCCAGGCTTGCACAGATCAAGAAGTCGCAGGCTGGAAGCGACAAGCTCGTCACCGACTTGAAGCGAGAACTCGAAGAAGTACGAAAGTCACAAATGGGCGACAAGGAGCGCATGGAGTACGAGCGGAAGCTTTTTGAACAGGAGAAGCTTGAACTCGAACGCCAGCGCCGCGCGGTCGAAATCGAAAAGCTGCGATCAGACTATATCGCAGACAACAAGATCGACCCGCGATTCAGGCCGCTTTTGAGCGAGAGCACCGAAGAAGGACTGAAGGCGCAAACCGAGCTGATTAAGTCTCTGATCGACGAGACGGAAAAGCGGGTGAGGGCCGAATACGACAAGATCATCACCGATAAGGCCAGGCCGGGCGGGGGTACGACGGCGGCAACAGCCAACCCCTTCATTCCCGGCGACGGGTTCAGCCTCTCAGAGCAGACCCGCCTTTATCGTGAGAATAGGCAGGAGTTTGACCGGCTTCGCATAGAGGCCGAAACGCTACGAAAGAAAGGGTAACACAATATGGCTTCAACGGTTGTAAGGCTTTCAGACGTTATTGTCCCCGAGGTGTACGGGAACTATATTGTTGAGCAGGGCGTCAAGAAGACGAATTTGTATCGGTCGGGGATTCTGGCGACCGATCCGAAGATCAACGGCTTTCTCGCGGGTGGCGGAACCACGTTCAACATGCCGTTCTGGCAGAGGCTTTCGGGGGACGCGCAGGCGATCCAGTCGAACACCGAGATATTGACCACCAAGACGACCACCGACAAGATGGTTGCGCGGCGGCTGCTGTTCGCAAAGGCGTGGTCGGCTGAAGAGCTCGCTTCGGCTCTCTCCGGCGACAAAGCTATGGACGCCATCGCGTCGATGGTGGACGAGTATTGGGCGGAGCAGTTCCAGCAGATACTGTTTTCGACCATTAAGGGAGTGGTTGCCGATAACGTCGCCAACGATTCGGGTGATCTGACACACGACATCACCACGAGCGGGACGCCCGGAACAGCGAACAAAATCAGCTCATCGGCTGTTATCGCGGCCATTGCGAAGCTTGGCGATGCCGCTGACAAGTTCACGGCAATTGCGATGCACAGCGTTCCGTATTTCACGCTGGTTGCGGCGAACCTGATCACCTTCGAGCCGACGAATACGCAGAACCTCGGATTCGGAACGTACCTCGGGAAGACCGTCATCGTCACCGATGAACTCGGATACGACACCGACGGCAGCAACAAGGAGTATTGGAATATCATCTTTAAGCCCGGCGCGCTTATGTACGGCGAGAGCGGGCAGGGGATCACCGTGGTTGAGACCGACCGAAAAGCGGAGTACAGCGAGGACAGGCTTTTCACCAGGCGTCAGTTCTGTATGCACCCCGCGGGCTTCAAGTGGCTTGATACTTCGGTGGCGAGCGACAACCCGACCATCAACGAGCTCGAAGAGCCGGGGAACTGGGATCGCGTGTACAACAAGAAGAATTGCGGCTTTGCCGTCCTGATCACCAACGGCTAAAAAATCGGGGGCTTCGGCCCCTTGCAATTATAAGGGTTATCATGTTTACAGAGAATTTGCCGAAAGAAGCGATGCTCACCGAGAAGGTCAACGCGCTCATCGAGCGGATAGACACTCTTGAGAAGCGCGTTGCCGAACTCGAAAAGAAGAAAGCGAAGAAAGAGGACTAATGATTGTCACGCTGGAACAGGTCAAGACGTTTTTGCAGATCACGACCGACGAGAAAGACGCTCTCATTGAGGCGCTTATCCCTGAAGTCGAGGCTGATTACTTGTTGATTCGCAACCGCGAATTTGACGACGATTCCAACGATGACATCGATTATCCTGCCGGTTCTGCGCTCGTGGCCGCGCAGATGATCGGGTTTCTTATGAGCGACATGATGAAGTCCGGGGGCGTGGTGAAGTCTGAATCAATAGGCTCCTACTCCTGGGCGGCTGATGACCTCGTGAACGGATACCCGAAGGCCATAGTCAAGAGGATCAAGCGCTATATCAATGCGAAATAGCGATGTAGCGCGAATCCGCGATATGTGGGCTCATCAGGATGTGTATTTACTCGGAGGTGGAACAAGCCTCGCCGGGTTTGACCTGAAGAAGCTTGAGGGGAAGAACGTAATCGCAATCAATCACACGATAGAGCGCTTCAAGGCCCCGGTGCTCTTTTTCGGTGATAAGGTGTTTCTCAATGCGACGACGTTCGACCTCCGGAGCTATAAGGGGCTGATCTGTTGCGCGGAGAAGTGTCAGGGGACACCGCCGATTCAGGACATGAGGGAGCAGCCGAACGTGGTTATTTTCAAGGAGCGCCGTGATGAGCCGATACTCAACCCGCGCGTCGGGCTGTATCACCCGACTTCCTCGGGGATGATGGCGCTCAACCTCGCGCTTCAGATGCGGGCGGCGACGATCTATCTGCTCGGGTTTGATTATTACTGGAACAATGGGCGGGCGCACTGGCACGACGAAAAGCCGCATCACCTGAGATACCCCGAAGATCGGCTGAAACAGAAGCTGTGCAGGTTCGCACGGTTTGGGCCCTGGGCGTCGCGGGTGGTGAACTGCAACAAAAATTCACTGGTGACGGAGTTCCGCAAGGTGACATTGGAGAGCGTCTTTGGTTGACAGGATCATCATCCCGGCGCGCAAGGGATCGAAGGGCCTCCCTGGGAAAAACCGGATGCTGTTCGGTTTCACCGCGAGGATAATTCCGGCAGACCTCCGTCATCGGGTAATCGTATCGACCGATGATGAAGTGATTCAATGTCTCGCGGGGAAATGGTGCTTCCGCGTTGACTGGCGGCCCGAAGGACTCGCGGATGACAGTGCCTCAATGCGCGACGTGCTCGCCGACCTGGCGAAGCGGGAGCACTTCAGGGATGACGAGGTTGCCCTTGTGCTCTATCTCACCTACCCGGAGAGGACCTGGGGAGATGTCGAAAGCGCACTGAAGGCTTTCCGGGAGTCCGATGCTGATTCCCTGCTGTGTGCGGTCGAGCCGAAGACTCATCCGTGCTTATGCCTCTATCCAGACGGGAGGATGGTGATTGAACATGATCTATGTCGGCGTCAAGAGTACCCTGAAATTCTTGAGCTGTCTCATTGCGTATGCTGTGTGCGGGCTGGCCGGATTACTCATCTTGGCCGTAATCTGTATAATGGCAATACACTCTATCATCGGAGCGCTCGCAGATTGGATATAGACACGCGGGAAGACTACGAGATGTTTGTTGACCGCCTTGCGGAGCGGGAGGGGTATTGAAAACAGCGCTTTGCACCATGTTGGATGAAAACTTTGTGATCGGCTTCGACGTGATGATGAAGTCGCTGAGGGCCAATAATCCCTGGTTTGATCTTCCCGCGGTCGTGATCGATCTCGGACTTACCGAGATGACGAAAGCGCGGCTTCGCAGCGAGCACAAAATTGAATTTCGCGCTCCGAAGCGGAAGAACTACGCGGCGGTGAATTTCTCGAAGACCGCAGAAAGGCTTCGATCAACCTACTACAAGCTTGACGTGTTCAGCTATGACGACTTTGACCGGATTGTGTTTATTGACTCCGATGTCGTGATAACCGGGGACATCGCGGAGTTGTTCGCATGTGACAAACCCTTCGCGGCGGTGCGGGGTTACAATGCACGGGAAGACCAGCTCCGGGCCGACATCAATTCAGGCGTGTTCGTGGTGAACAAGCCGGCGCTCGGCGGGGAATATAAGGCGCTTCTCCGGATTGCTGAGCGCGGGTTTTCGATGCCCGACCAGAAGGCGATCAATCTCTGTTTCGCCGGGCGGATTCACCACCTCCCGAAAATGTATAACGTCGAGAAGCGGATGATTGCAACGAAGAGATTTCAGGCGGCGCTTGCGGGAGCGCGGATCATCCACTTTGTCGCCTCGAAACCCTGGGATAGCGAGAAGGAGCCGGGGTTTGAAGAGCTTGAAAAGAAATGGAGGAAATATCATGGATGACATTTCAATCCGAAACGCGAAGTTCGCAAAAATCGGCCTTCAGGACATGATCATGTACATCCAGAAGACCGGAGGCGTTCATTTCTCGAAGTTCGTGATGGCTGAAGTCGGGAGCTATGTCGGGGACAGCACCGAGATATTTTCAGGGTGCGCTCTGACGGTTCACTGCATCGATCCCTGGCAGAACGGCTATGATGACAACGATCCTTCGAGCTACAAATTCGATATGTCGATTATTGAGGCGCAATTCGACAGGTTGGTCGAGCGGAAGACGAACATCATCAAGCACAAGATGACTTCGGTGGAGGGTGCGCAGCTCTTCGAAGATGGATCGCTTGATTTCGTCTACATTGACGGGCTGCACACGTATGA